GCGCGTAGCCGTTCTTATCCGTTCGTATAATGCCCCCCAGTTTATGCTCTTCCCCCTGGTCCACCTGAACGGGCTGAATGTTCTCGCGGATGAACCAGAGCGCCCGGTCAATGCTGTCGGAGGCAAATACATCAGCGCCGTATTGGTGGGTGACGACATAACCCCCCTCAAGTAGGCGGCGGATACGGAACTCGGTGCCCTTATCCTTGTTGTCCATCAGTGCGTCCCCTCTTCCGTTTCTGTCTCTTGGGCGTCCCGCCACAGGCGCATCTGAGCTTCCAGATACTTCACCGCTTTTGGGAGGTTGTCCGTCACGAGATCGAAGTCTCGGTCTACGACGCCGACGCCATATCCGCCCGCCGGGAAGCCGATAATTACAAGTCGCTTGTGCCCGTTCATCAGTGTTGCCCCGCCACGCCTTTGATTTTCTCGTAGGTGCGCAAGCCACCCATACCGAGCATCCCGAACATGAGTTGCCAGAGGGTATCGTCGAGCATCGGAGGTGCCGGTACAGGGTGCCCGATGATGCCAGCCGTCCACATGCCGATAGGAGCAATGACGAACTGGTACGCGAGCGCCGCAGAGCACACCCAGCCGATAGAGGGGCGCCATCCAGCAACGAACGTGCTCGCGTTACTGGCTTCCGCCTTGTTGGTCTCTAGTTGCGCCATGTTGCTGTTGATGGCAGCGAGAGCAACGGCCTTGTTGATCTCGTCTTTCATCTCTTGCGACTTCGCATTGTCCGGCACGAGCCGGTCGACAACGGTATTGATCGCGCTGGATACGGGCGCGAGGAAGCTAGGCATGATTGTGTCTAGTAAACCCATGTTCATTCCTTTCCTGTGGCGGAAGCCCTGCTGACGGCAGGCCGATCGAACTGAATGCACTTGAAGGAGAAGGCGACGACCTTGTCGTCTTCTGTCTTGTTCATCTCCAGACGCGCTAGCGCCGTCTCTGAGATGAATGTTTTGCAGTCTTCCTCGCCGTTCACGTCTTGCGCTGCGTAGTTCATCTCGCCGCTTGCGAGCCATGCGATAAGCACTGCGACCATGACGTTCATTGGTGTATCCCGTGCCTGATGGTTGTGTGATCCACGCCCGCCACTCTGCCGATGCCGGAGAGTGACGCGCCTTCTTTGTGCAGCCCTTTCCACACGCGCCATCGCACCTGTGATCCGGCGCGGTTACGTGGTGAGAGAGCCCGTTCCAGTGGGACGCCAGCCGCTACGGCTTCGCTCTCTAGGAGCGAGCGATACCGCGAGGGGGAAATGGTCTTGGCGTTGTATTTGACGGGCAGGTTTAGCTTATAGGCGCGCTGATAAACGGCGTTCACCGTGCGGCCTAGCAGGCGCGCGGCTTCTCTGCCTGTTGCGGTACACCACACGCCGCGAAGAGCTGCATCCTCGACTGGCGTCCAAGGCTGAAACTTCGTGGTGGAGTTCATTTACGCACTCCCCCGCCGGTCTCTGCGTCGATCTCGCGCTGAAGGTTGGCGAGTGCGCGCCATGCGACTTTCGTGCTGTGGCGAACGCCGTCAGTGTCGCGCGTGCCCGCGTCTATCAGATGCCGCAGAAGCGCATCTTTTTCGTCGGTGCTTTTCTCTTTCGCCCAGTGAAGAACTTCGCCGGGATTGTGCTGCTCGTTGCCGATGCGGGAGAGGATCGCCACCTCGATCAGCGCGTCGGGGAAGTAGTTCACGACGCCAGAGAAGACAGGCGCGGCTTTGCGGGCCTTCGCGTCGCCGATGCGGTCCTCGCCTATACGATCACCGCTAGGCTTCGTGCCTTTACACGAGCAAACAAACGTCGGGTTTAGAAGGTGGTCGCAATCGTTCGTATGAAACTCTCCGCCGTGTCTCATTTGTAGATTTTCCTATTCAAGTGCATCGCCGCCAGCGCGCCGCATCCAGCGCAGAAGCCATTCGTGACCCCGAGGGCGATAGAGTTGGTTTTGACTGCCAGTAGAACTATGGCGACTTCGCAGACGCCCATCCCCAGCGACAACGGCATGACGAGCGCGTAACGCCCCGTCACGACGTTGATCTGCTGGAGGGCTTTCAGGGCGATGTAAACGAACGCCATCGCACCTGAAACTGCGAACGACCAAAGCATCACACGCCCCCCAAACTGCGGGCCGGGAGTGTGACTTTGCCGCCGTAGGAGAACCGCTCTTTGCGGGGCTTCTCGGGCGTGCGGTAATACTCTTTGTTGAAGTAGCGATAGATGTCGTTGCACCGGATGATCGCGCCCGTGTTAGGGTCTTGCTCCAGTGTGACAATCATCCCGCCTACATGCGCTTCGAGCTTCTTCTTGCGCATGAAGGGCGTTTGATCTTCTGTCGTACCGCCCTGGATGATCCAGCAATTGCGGTAGTTCAGAATTTCTTGTTTGTGGTAATGGCCGCCGAGCACGACTGCGGGCTTGTCGCCGCCTTCATAGCTCTCGACGAGCTTCTGCATTGCGTAGCTGATGGCATAGGAAGAGCCGCCACCCGGATGCACGACGCGCATGCGCGCCGATTTGTTGGTCTTGGCGTTGATAAGGTCTACGTCAGCTTCCATGAAGCCGAGGTAGATGAAATCCTCGCGCCCGTTGTCACGCATGACGCGCTCGGTCCACCGTCCGATGTCGATACCTTCGCGCTGGCCGTACCAGCCTTCGTGATCGTCACCGGCGATGAAGTAGGTCTTGATGCCTTCGCGCTGCGGGTACTGCTCGGCGAGATAGCGGAGCTGCGGGTCCATCCCGTGAATTTCGAGGTCGAACTTGTTGAAGCGCGCTTCGCCGTCAATGTAGTTGCCGGCGTTGAAGACTTGCGTGATCCCGCGCGCTGCGAAGCGGTCGTAGAGATCGTTCAGCACGTCCAGGCGCGCGTACTTCGATCCGATGTGGTTGTCGGTGACAAAGCCGAACCTGAACTCATGCAAGCTGTTTGAAGTGAGATCGTGTCTCGCTTCCGCCCTGGAGAGGCGAATAGGCGGGGCCTTTTCGACTGACCATTTGCTGTCGATAAAGTGGAGATTGACGCCGCGCTCACAAGCGTCTTCTAGCGCCCTGTGCGCGGCTGATTGCGAGCACTGAAGCTCTTCTGCAATCTGTTCGACGGTGAGGGGGGTTTTGCGGAGCCGGACGAGAATATCGTCGAACGAAACGGGCTCTTTACCTTCGGCCTTTGCGGGGCCAGAGGTGGACGCTGCGGGTTTGAACCCGCGAGACTTGAAGGCGGCTAGACGCCGTGCAAGACCGCCAGCGGAAAGGTTGAGCTTGGCGGCTGTCTTAGTTCGATCGCCACCGAACGAGGCAAATGCCCGCTGGGTGTCGAGAATGTCCTTATCTGAAATTGTCAATTAGGGCTCTCCTGTGGGTGCCTAAGTGTGTGATATCAGTGAACACACACCTAGTCAACAGGGAAAGCACCTAGGCGAATAATTTACGGATGTAGTCGCCGAAAGCCGTCCAGAGGCCAGCTGCACCGACCAAGCAGCTTCCGAAAATAGTTAACGCCCTGCCGTGGGCGGCTTTTGCGGCAGTTTCGGCCATAATGTGATTGCTGACGACTAGCAGGTTGGCTGCCATAGCCGTTGTCGACACCATCACCATGTTCAGCTTGGTCTCGACAACGGCTAGGCGTTCGTGTATGTCGGTTTCCATGTGGTGGCCTGTGATAATCGTAGTGATCGTTCTAGGGTGGTTCGTCAGTTTTCGTTAACGAAACGCCCCGGTGAGCGTCGGAATAGAGCTAGCAGCCAAGCGGCGCAGCAGGTTTTCCGTTTGGGGGTCCATCTGTCGCGGCCCCGCCATTGTTCCCCCGTTTCGCATCATGTCGGCCGCATTGAGTGCCCGACGCTCGATCAACCCCGAATTGATTGATCCCGCAGTCTCGCCGACGATCTTGGGCGCGAGTGCTTCCGGGTGCCCCGTGGCAACGCCGCCGAGCGCAATCAGATTGCCGATCATGCCGTGCCCGAGCTTGGACAGCTTCGTAAGCCCCTGCGTTACACGATCGCCCTCCGCGACGCCGCGAATGGCGTCTTGCTCGTCGGGGCTGAAGCGGCGCATCTGCGCCTTGTTGAGCGCAAGCGTTTTGAATTCGCTGGTGATTGCCGTGCCGGAATTGCCGCCCTGCGCCGTCTTCAGCTTCGCCCGATCTACCAAATCGTCAAGCACGTCGCCTTTGCTCATGCGGGACCAAAGGTCGCGGGCGCTGCTAAGCACGTTACCGACGTTCTGTGTGTCGCCGCCGACTACATCGGAGTGGTTGAGCCCGGTGAGGTAGTTGTCGAGCCGATCTTGCATAAGCCCGGCAACGCGCCGCTCGTCAGGTTCCGCGCTCTTCGTGCCGATACCCACAATGCGGCGAAGCGTTTCCACGTCGCGGATTGGCACGTCGCCAGATACTTGCGGTGCGCCCGGAACACTTGTAGCCCCAAGGATGCGCTCTAGGGCGCGGTTGGCCTTCGGGTGCAACACAGGATCAATCCCCTCGCGCTGCATGTCGGTCGACAAGCCGTTGGCGAACTGATTAAAGCTCGTACCCTTTACGACTACGCCCGAATTGTCCGCCGCCTTATATAAGTCGTCGGCTTTCGTCCGTAGATCGTCGCCAGAAGGGGTGTATGGTTTCACGCCGAACATGCGGCCCGCGCCCGCCGTAAGGGCAGGCACAACACCACCGACGACGCCGCCGACTTCTGCGCCTGTCTTGGCGTCTTGGATGCGGTTATCAAAGCCGCCTTCGCCGCGTGTGAAGCTATCGGCCCCGCCGATGCCTGCGCCAGTGGTAATGCCGCGCACAATCTTCTGGGGTAGCGTTGCGCCGCCGCCGAAGATGGTATCTGCAACGGCTGGCGCAGCCTTCGTTAGCGCGCTGCCGCTCGCGATACCGCCCGCAAGCTGTGCGCCGGTCGAGATGATTGGGTGCGCGGCGTCGAAGCCTTTATCCATGCCGCGCTGCGTAGCAAGCTCGTTGTTGTAGCGTTCGCCGAACGTCGCGCCTGGGATTTGCTCTTTCGTAAGCCCGAGCGCATGAGTGACGGGGTCGAGCGCCGCGTTCGTCGCGGCGTCCGCCTCGTCGAGCAGGCCCCCAATGATCGGTATGCCGCGCGAGGCAGCGCGCACGACGTTCGTTGCGTTTACGCCGGTGTTTGCGGCGTGTGCAGCGTCAAACTGATCGAACGGGTTGCCCGTCTGCGGGGCGTCAAACTGGTCGAAGGGGTTCGCCATTTACTGCCCCAATGCGCGCTTCGCCGCGCCCGCGCCGTACTTCTGGTCAAAAGCGGGAGCGAGCGCCGGGTTCTGCTTTAAGTGCTGCACGGCTGCGGCAGGCAGGGTAGGCGCCGGCCGGGCCGCGTCGACATACTTCTTATCGGGGTTTGCCGAAGTGAATGCCTGGCGCGCGTCGAGCTTGTTCCAGTTCTTCCCGTCGCCATAATATTGCGTGGTGAAATTCGCTTCGTCTACTTGCCGTTGGAAGCCTGCAATGATGGGCGCGGCAACCGCTTCGGGGTTGACGGACAGCAGTCCCGGCTTGACGCCCGCGATGATATTGAACAGCCCCAACGACGGGCGGCTGCCCGCAATAGCTTTCGTTTGCAACCCGGCGAGTTCGGTGGACAATTCTTTCGTGATGTCGCCCGCAGTAGCGGCTTCCATGAGCTTGTCGCCCCCTAAGCCCATAGCGACGAGACCCTTTTTCACGTCTTGAATATCGTTACCCCACGCGCCGTGCGTGACGTTTTTGGCTGCTTCTATGAGCTGCTTCGCCTTGATGATGCCCTCTTGCGCGGCGTTTGCGCTGGTATTGAGCGTCTTGATTTCCTCAGCGTGCTTATCGATGTACGGGTTCTTCCCCGCCGCGTATCCGGGGAGGCCGTTCTTCAAATCGCTCGCGCGAGCGAGAGCAGGGGTTCCGTCCGTCGTGCTGTATACTTCAACGGGCGTCTGTGCCTTTTCGTTGTTCGTGGATGCGATACGCCCTGCGGTCTCGCGATTGATTTGCTCGTCTTTCGCGGCCCACTCGCCGCCGATCTTGTTGTTGTCGATTTGTTTTTGCGCGGCTTCGCGGGCCGCTTGCTGCTGGGTCGCAACGCCGCCCTCTTTCGCCGCTGCGTCTTCGTTGACGCCCACAGTCACCGGGGCCAGAGTATTCGCGTCCACCGTCCGCCCAAAACGATCGAGCGTACGCCCCGGCGTTACGCCCTGGCGCGCTTGATCGATGAGATGCGAGCCTACTTCTGCTTTGCCGTTCAGCGAATAAAGCAGCCCAAGGTTTTCGAGCCGCGCGCGATTTCGCGTGGCGGATGGGTCGGCATAGAACGGTTGCTGTGCGGGCGCAGTCGCAGACGTAGCAGGAGCAACCGCTTGCGCCACGCCGCTATTACCCGCTATCGGGGCCGCATCTGGTGCCCCGCCGAACATTCCGCGCACATTACTGAAGCCCTGCGGCATAGCCAAGCTCTGCATGGCGTCCGCCGCGTTGATAACGGCACCTGTATTATCGGGGGCGCCTTGCGGAGCGGGTTGTGCAGCCTGGGGTACGGAGGGTTGTGCGTCGGGATTGAGTTGCTGAATAATATTCCTTTGGTACGCGGCTGCCCCCGCCGGGATATTATTGAGGTCGGTTACGGCCCCCGTTACCCCCGCGTTTATGCCGGCCGTTTGGTTCACACCGAACTGCGCTTGCTGCGAACCCGCAATCTGCGAGTTGAGCGCGGGGAGAGCCCCGGCCTGTTGAGCGTATGCAGTCGGCGCGTTCAGTGCTGCGGCCTCTTGCGCGGCCTGTGCATCGCGCCCGGTGAGAAAATTGATAAGCCCCCGGTGGTCAAGGCTCTGCCCCCTCGCCGCGTCGCCCTGCGCTTTGATGTACTGCGCAAGCCACTCGGCAGGTACTTTAGGCATCGCGGGAAACGCGGGTGCGCTGGCAGCCGGTGCAACGGGCGCATTCGTCCCGTTCTGTGCGTCGGTGAAGTAGTCCATTATCGACGGCATATTTTACATCCTACCATTTAAACTGAGGGAATATGCCGCCGTTGCCGCCGATGATGCCCCCGAGATTGAACCCGCTCGTGCTCGAATTTGATGTCCCCGTCCCGCTCGCGGTGCCGCTGGATGTCTGCGTTCCGCCACCACCACCAAGCGCCTGCAAGATTTGCGCGTAGGTGAGCGCCGGGGTGTTGCCCGCCGCGAGAGCGGTCGTGCCTGCACCTGTGGCCGTCGAGCCGAGACCGTTGATGAGATCGAGCGCGTTGATGCTCTGCGCGGTGCTGTTTGTGTTGTTGTTGCTGAGCTGTGCAGCGCCGGTGAGCTGGCGGTTCAGGCTGTCGGTGTAATTCTGGTAGCCGAGCTGTCCGGCTTCGTTTGCAACGGCAGAGTTGAATGCATTTGCATTCGCGCCGGAGCCGTATCGTCCATCAGCGGCAAAGCTGCCGTCTGTGGCGGCTTGTGCGCCCCTGCTGAATTGGTCGAGCACGTTCTGAAAGTTCGGGTTGTTGCCCGACATAGAACCATCGGCAAACGGCGTCAGATATTGGTTCGCCCCGTTTGCTGTTCCGCCCGGAGTACCAAACGCAAGTGCCTGGTTGAGCCCTGTGGTGGCTGCGCCCGACGCTGCATTTGCGCCCACGCCCGTAAGGTTGAGCCCGGTTTGCGCGAGAGCCGCACCCTGCGGAGCGGTCTGCCCGGCGAGGTTCCCTGCGGTGCCCCACGCCTGCTGAAGCTGCGGCAGGTTGTTTGGCGTCGCCGAAGCGTTGGCGCTTTGCGTCTGATTGCTAGACGTTTTGCCGGAAGTGCTGCTTTTGCTCATACCATTAAATCCTTGAAAAGCGTCACGCCGGTTTCGCGCATCCCGCAAGCTCGCGCCCAGCCGCGCCGAAAGGCGCCTTCAATCCCAGTCGCCCCGCTTTTGAGGGCGTAGTCTTCGACTGTGCTTTGGAACTCTTTAAGCCACCGCCCCATATGCTTGCCCGCGATGTATGGCACGTGGCACACGATGCGGCGGGGATACTCTACCAATCTGGTAGTCATTACCGCATCTACAGCGAGACGCTGCTCGTCCCACGCTATCCAAAGAAGGTGCTCGCCATCCGTTATGAGGTCGAGAATATCGTCCGGCTCGTAGCAGCCATTCGTGTGGATCGTGACCTTCTCGAAGAAGGGCCGAAGATCGGCCCACTTCTCTTTGGCCATGTATGCGGGAACTTGGACGATCAAGTTTTGATGACGTAATTCAGCGGCGCGAAGGGTTGCATGTTGTTATGCAAACCGCCGCCGCCGGACGTATTGCCCGCAACCGTGTGGTTGTGCTGCGGCAGCGCGTCGATCGTGATGCCTGTGGTGCTCGTGGTGGTAGACAGAGTTGACGCGTTATGCGCGGCGAGCAATTCGTCCGCGCCGGTAGCGAACCCGGCAGTATTGGCGTGGTTCACCCCTGCCACACGATCGGCGTAGGTATGGGAGTGCGCCGGGTCGACGAGCGTGTGGGTGTAAGACCCGTCTTCCGTCGTGATAATGTTGACAGCCAGGGCGGGCACTTCCGCGACCAGCAGCGTATGGTTTTCCTCGCCGCCTAGGCCCGCAAGAGCGCGCGCAGTAAGTCCGGCGCCCGCCGCAGTGCCCGCACCAACTACCGTGCGGCTGCGTAGGTCAGGGAGGTTGAAGGTGGTCGATCCGTCGCCCGAGCCCCATGTCGAGCCAAGCACGCCCCACAGTGCCGCATAGGTCGTTCGGCTGACCGCAGACCCGTCGCAGTATAGAAATCCCGCAGGCGTAGCTGCGGCTGCGATGGCGACCACACTCCCCGTTGGGAGAAGCTGGCCGCCAGAAAGCGCGGACGCAATGTCAGCCATCATTTGACGGATGGCGTCATTGATGTTTGAGGCGTTGCAGTTCTCGCCGATGTTGATGCCCGAGATAGCCGTGTTTGCTCCGGGGGTCGTGCTATACGCAGAAATGCCCATTTTATTTCCTTACGGCCATGTTGCGGGTTGCGTAATGGGGGAGAACACAATCGGGTTTCCGGCCGCCGCACTGGGCGCGTTCCAGGCCCCGGAAATGGCGCCGATCTGCCCCGCGAACTGCCATATTTTGTTGGCGTTAGCAGTCGTCCCGGTGTCGAAGATCGCGAAAGTCCCAAACACGCTGTTGTAAAGTTCGTACCCAACGCCGCGAATATCAAACGTGAATGGGTAGTTAGCGGCTGCGGTGGTAGACTTCAGGCTGAACAGCCGGCCGTAGGGGATAGCCGTGCCATTGATGTTGTAGAAACTATCTAGCGTGATCCCGTTACCCAGCGGTGGCGCGGGCACATCGCTAAACGTGACATGGAACATCGCGGCTCGCGCCGCCGCTCCGCTATATACGAGGTTGGTCTTCAGCCCTTCTACGCGGACGCTAGTCAGTAGGTTGTCGAGCACGAAGCACCAGTCGGCGTTCGTAGTACCTTCTGTAAAGGGGTCGACAATCGCGGTGTTTCGCGCGAGTTGGAATATGCCTAGCGTACTCGTCGCTACGTCGCCGAGACCGAAATAGGGCGCCTCCATTACTATGTCCGTGCCCGCTAGCACGAAGGGCGTAACAGTTGCTCCGTCTTGCTGCTTGAACCGGCAATTCACAAAGACGCACTCGTCTTGGTTGTTGCCGATGTAGAGTGGCGCGGGCGCGGTGATTTGCAGGCCCGTCCAGGTTCGCCCCGTGAACATCCCGCTCTCGAACGTGCTGGAGGTCGCGTGCATGGCGTAAGTGGCAAGCGATGCACTTCTAATCGTTAGCCCTGAAGACGCCCCGATAGAACCCCCGCCGCCGCCGCCTGCGCTCGAACTGCCGAACGCGGTGACAGTGCCGGACGTACCCAGTGCAGTAAGGTCAATTCCGAAATTGTTGAGGTATCGCCCGGTAGTGCCGGGGTTGAAGTCTAAGACGTATGTGCCCGAGAACCCGGCTAGGGCTTTGATGGTGGAGGCGTCGCCGTTCGCGCCAGAGAGGGAGGCTACAAACGGGATGGGCGAGGACACCCCTAATATGCCAATCGGAATGGACACGCATCCCGCGCCGGTTCCGGGCGCTTGCGTATCTGCGCACGCCATCGCAGCCTTTAGGGGGGCTGTGTCGTCAGCAACGCCGTTTGCGACGGCGCCGAACCACATGACGTTTACGATGCCTTTAGCGATAGAGACGACGCCCGCGCCAGTCGCAACAAAGAGCTGCTCGTCGCCGGCGAGAACGCTTCCGTTGATCGTAAGGTTGAACGCCCCGAGGGTGATCTTGCCCCCGGAGAAAATAACCTCTTTGGAGGCGAGGGTTGTGTTGGCTGTGAGCGTGAAGTCTTGGTTGATTACCAGGATACCGTTTACGGCCGAAACGTTCAGGTCAGCGACCGGCAACGAATTATATTGCGAAAGATAGCCGCGCCCTTTGACGACGTGGTCTAGCATCTGCGAAGTAGAGTTCGAGGCTTCCGCCAGCACTCTCCGGTGGATGCGGTCATCCGTACTATCTAGGGGAACCCGCGTCGTCATCTATTTCCGCCGGGCGAGAAGGAAACTTCTGCGCCCTGGATGTGTGTAACGGTGTTGCCCGCTGGAGCTGTCAACCGGATACGCTGAAAGCGGCCTTCGCTGCGTTGCGGGGCGATACCGTCGATATTGGTGGAAGTCGGTGCGGTGAAGGTAATGGGGTCGCCAAGTCCCTGCCGCGAGGCTACGGAGGCTTGCGTCTGCGCGGCGGAGCCTAGGCCCTCGACAATAGGGCGCACCGCGTTGATCCGCGAGCGCCCTGGGGAGAGTTGAACTTCCGTCGTATCGACGGAAAAGGCCATATTCGGGCCGGTAAAGCCGCCAGCGGTGAAAGTACTGTCGAAGCCCCCTAGAACAAGTAACCCGCCAGCTAGAACTGGGCTGTCAAGGCTAAAAGGGAGGGTGTCAATATTATACCCTAAAGCGTCGATCCCATCAAGAGTAGTTCCGAAAGATCGCGTGAGGAACAAGGTGCTGCCGGTGAACCCGGTAATGAGAGAAAAGCGCCTAACTATGGGATTGTAGACTAGGATGCGGTTGTGGACGCCGTTGCTGTTGCCGGTGCCTGCATATGTCCAAAAGCACATGCCGGTAATCGGGTCAGCAATACCGGTGACCCCCGCGAGGTAGTTGGGGTCGCAGTCCAAGAAAAAGGCAGTATTCACCTTCCCCACGCCAATCGGGATGGCGACAGTGCCGTCAAACGCATACCAGCCATCGTAACTGAGGAAGTAGCAAATTTGGCCGGCTTGGATGACGGATGCAGGAGCGAGGACGCCCCGTAGTTTTTCCACCGGCTGAATGGCGAAAATCTTATTGTCGCCCGTGAATAGCATCCGAAAGACGGCCTGCTCGAAGAACAGCGCAGCCGCGCAAGACGAGAGATCGGGCGCGATAGCTTTGAGGCGCCCGTGGGGGCCTTTGACCTCCTGCCAGTCGCTCGAAGCGGCGATAGCCGCGCTGGAGCCAATGAGCGGCCAACTCGTGTAGTCGCCGAGTGCTGACCAGCGAACACCCTGCGGTTGGATGCCAACCGTAACGTCGTTTATGTCGCCGCACAGAAGAAAGCCGGGTTGAATGGCAGCGATGACCGCCGCGGTTGGCGCGTTGCCACCTACATTTGCAAAGTTTGATGCTGATGCGGTTTGAACCCGCTGTAGGGGGTCGACACCGTTGGAGGCGTAGACGTACCCGCTGCCTTCGGTAAAGCTCCATCGGCCGCCTATGGGGGTGGTGTACGCCATGCTGGAGCTATCTACGAAGTTCGGCTTCGTGGCGTTCGTCGCCCGATATAGCTTCGTGCGGGTACCGGCGTAGAGCCCCGGATTGCCTGATGCGTCGTGCGAGGAGAAAGCCCCGATCGGGGCCGAGTTCAGCGGCGCCGTAGCGACTTGCTCAAACGACGGTATGGGGCTGTACGTCGTCTGCGTCCGCGGAAGCACGTTCTGGATACTGTTGCTGCCCGGGTTGCCGAAGTCGGCTTGGTCCGGCAGATAGTCCCCGAGCGGAATGGTGCGCCTGTTGAAGCTCATGCCTTAGGCCAAATTTTAGTCCAAATGGTCGTCGGACGAGCCCCAACTGCAACTAAAACGATGCTGTCCCCGAGTTCGGAGACCGCGCCGCTGACGACCGTAGCGCTGACGAGGAAGCCTATAATGGTGTCACCCGGGAGGCCGCTGTCGGCTGCCGCCGCGATGCTATCGCCTAGCTCTACGAGCGCCCCGGAAATCGCGAGTGGGATTACTAGAGACCCGGCAACGCCATCGCCAAGTTCGAGTAGGGCGCCTGTAATCGCTCCAGCTAAAAGGAGCAGCCCAGAGACGCCGTCGCTTGTTTCCACAAGCGCGCCGGAGATCGTAGCGCCGCCCCCGCCGCCTGTAGAAGGGGTGTCGCCGAACGGGGCTTCGCCAAAGGCATCGAAACCGAAGGACATTTAACTACCTCCGGTACCTATAGCCCCAGCAGTATAGATCGGCTGTGGTCGATCCGCCGATCTTGTAGTATAACGCCGCTGTCGTAGCGGCGTTGACTGGTTGCCACCAACTCAACTGCATCGAGCCTGTGGCCGCGGAGTTGATTAGCGCCGAGTACCCGACGCCATCTACGCTTATAATAACCGCCCCCGCTCCCGCCGTGATGTTGCAAGAGACGTTAACGAACAGTTCTAGCACCGTACCGTTATTGGGTGCCACGCCGCTTGCATCAACGGCCGTAAACGTCCCGGCCGCACCGGCAGTCAGTAGTTTGAATGGCGCCGCGGCGGAAGTGTCTGCGAGATATATAACTTCACATAGCCCTCCCCCCAGCTCGCGATGCAGAAACGGCCGGATATGTGAACTGGCGTCCGTAAGGATTGTACCTAGCCAACGCCGAGAGGTGTCGCCCGTCTTGCTGCGCGCGTTACCGGCGGGCACCGCAAAGGCTACGGGGGGGTTCGTACTTCCTGCTGCACCACCGGAGACCGCCTCCAGCGTAAGAGCGCCAGAGCTTACGAACGCAAACACGTTGTAATATGTGCTGGCAGCTAGAGTAGGGGTGATCGTCGCCAGTGCAGCTACAGACAATGGCGCGCCATTCATCCCCTCTATCCACGCGCACCCGGCAGAGGCCGCAAGTGTGACGTTAGAGGGCGCCGACATTTCCAGCCCGTACATTTCTCTGCGGTTCAAGTTGAACGAACTGGTACCCTGAACAGCGTCCCACGAGCAGATGATTGTCGGGTTCGCGCTCGCTCCAGAGAAATCGATCCGAACCTGCGTACCGCTAGAGTTGCTGATTGTTGCAGCGGCGCGCGTCAAGGTGTGCGCTGTGGTGTCGATAGTGCCGATACCACACTCGAAGAGGTTATCGACGAACGCGCAGTATGGCACTGTATCGTTTGTCGCAATCGCAACGCCCGTCGTCGGGTCATGGATCGCTTCTGGGTTGATATATCCCCCGGTCGGGGCCGCGCCGTTCATCCCGGCGAACACAGCCGTAGCGTTGGGCTTGGTGCTCGTTACGAGCCTGCATCGATTATCGAATAGCATTTTGACCATTTGTGCCCCTTAATCCGCGTATCCGTTGGCGTTCGTGATCGTGAGCGTGCCGCCCACGAAGGAGTTAACCGAATACATCCCGGTCGTTTGTGTGTTCTTGATTGTGAAAGAGCCGCCCGTTAGTGGGCGCCCGGCCCCCGCGTTGCGCAAATACCCCGTGAGCCGCACATTGCTGAGGCTACCCGCGTTGTGGTTCACAACACTGAGAGCGGTGTCATAGTCGACTTCAAGTTCAACCCCGCCGGTGATGTTGGCCCCGGTGGCTGTCTTGACTACGGGGCTGTCCACAGCAGAGAAACCGGACCCGACTTGGCGAAGGAACTTACCCTTGATTTTACCGACGTTCCCGGCGACGAGCATAATCGGCTGCGCGTTATTTGTCGCTCCGGTTGGGAGCCATATCTTGCCGTCGAAATGGATATTGTCCAATCCGCCGCCGGACTGGTTGCCGACATAGATGTAAGGGGTATTCTGTGGGTACGCGACAAAGTCGCGGATCGTTATGTTGTCGAACTGCCCGTCTATGTTGAAAAACCCGATTTGATCTGGTCCGCCAGCGGGGGCGGAAAAATCGACCTTAATATCCTCAAAGAGAAAGTTGCCGAAGTTGCCGGCACCGTTAATGCTCGTGCTTGTCTGGAACTGCGTAAGAACAATGCCCTGATATGAAGTGGCCCCGTACAACCGACGAACAGTTACGTTGTCTATGCGGCTTACCGTCGAGAGAAAACGAATTGCGCCGGCGTTGAGCACGTTCTCTGCCCCGCGCGTCAGTTCGTGCCCGTCTACAAGAGTGCCCCCCGTCAGCGCGCCGTTACACGGCCAGTTTGTTCCTAGTGCGAAGCCCGCGCCGAAGAACGAGAGAACAGAGGCCGCGCTGCCGTCGTTAGCGTTAAAGGCGATGTTATCATCTGCGCCGCAATGCGTCTTAATATTCTCGAAAATTATTCGGTCGCACGGCCCTTCGGCCTGCGCGCAGCCGATACCTGGGCCGGCGGTGGGGCTTTGGTCCATGTTGCAATTACGCACTACAAAGTTGCGGCAATTTGCGTAGTGGATGAGGAATACCTGTGAAGAAAATAGGTCGGCGTCTTCGATGAGGACGTTATCCACGCCGTAGCATTTTATGCCGCAATGCGCGCCGTTCGTGTTGTCGAATATATTGGCCGCGCCGGTGCCTTGTTGTTGGCGGTTGCAGTTCCAAGTCCCGCCTTGAAGGTGGAAGTTCTTGTTCGCAAAAAAGGACGGATCGACAACGCGGTAAAGTTGGTTCCCTACATGCGCGGGGTCGAGCTTTCCGAAGCTGTTCTGGCGGCTCGTGGATGCATCGTTTCCAAGACACCCCGCGTTGCGCCACATATCGCAGTTCGCGTTGGCGCGGAGGATAAGGCCGCAATCTTTATTGGGCGCAATGATGTTGATGTTCGACGGGAACAGGAGCGCCGCGCTGATGCTCCATGCGTCGTCCCACAGAAGAGTGCAGCCTGCAGCAGCGGTGACGGCGGTTTGGAGCTGCGTTGTGTAGTCTGTTCCGCTCGGGGCGGTACTGCCATATGCGATAAGCCCCCGAGCGTCGCCCACCACACCGCCCATAAGCGCGGAGAGGGCCAGAAACTTAGGGCCGCGCGTGTACTTCGCGATGGTGTCTATCGACACCCACTTATTAGCGCTGTGGGGCAGCTTCTCCGTGCCCACAGGCGCGGTGTCTTGGCCACCGGCGGCGCTTCCAATAGCGGTCATGCTTTAATCCCAAGTAATCGGAGAGCCGTCGTCCCACGTAATCGTGCTGCCATCGTCCCAAGTAATTGGGTCGTTGCTCGGCGTCGGGATGATGACGACGTAAAAGAAATCGCCCGGCATTAGTTCGCGCTGGTGATCGTGAGGGAGCTGACGGAGACATTCTGGCCAACAGTGATCGTTGTGCTGGCGATAATAAGGTCCGTACCCCCGGTGCCTACGGTGCCGTCCACTACGGCGGTGCCGCCTGCGGTGCAGAGCCGGAACCACGCTGCCGTGCTGTTTGCTAGACCGACGTTAGCTGTGATGGCGTTAGCGGTGAGGACACCGGCGGACGAAGCCGCTGCGAAGGGCGAGCCGCAAGTGAACTCCAATAGTTTAACCTGCGCGCCAACAGCGGTGTTGGGGCTGGCCGGCTGCGCGCCGTCATAAATGCGCAACAGCCCAGCAGCGCCGACTTGGCTGGTGATTAGATCGAGGCGCGCGTTCTTCAGCGCGGTGGAATATTTGACATTGTTTGCCACGGGTATTCACTCCTTGGGATTAGCGGTAAGAAGAACTCGACATACCCATACGAAGCGGGCCTGCGCCGAGCTTGCGTTTGGCGTCTGACTTCGCGAGTTTCGCGAGCGCGGCGGTGAGCCCCGCGGCCCACTGCGCGACAGTGTCTTTGTCGTCGATATAGGCGGCGGCCTGCATCAGCGAGCCGTACAGATAGATATTTGGGTACTTCGTGAGGAGCCAGTTCACACCCCTCGCGGCAGTCGCCAGGGGTGCGAACTTGTAGTAGGCCATCTCTAGGGTGGCACCGACTGGCGCGGCGCTCTGCGGCACGAAAAAGATTTCAGATGCTATGACAGTGTAGTTGCGGGCTACTGAGATATTACTCTGCTGCGCGTCTATGACTGCGGCCCTGTTTGGGGACACGTAGTCGAGCGCGGTATTGGCGCAAGCGACTGGTGACCCGGTAACTTTGAGCCGTATCATTTCGAGAAAGCCGTCGGGGAGGTCGATAGCCGCGTCCGTCACGGTCGCGATGTCGATCTCTTCCATTTCGGCGGTTCGCATCTCGGGGTCGAGAACGAACTCACTCTCGAAGAGCTGGATGAACGTATCCGTGCGGGCCGCGAGAGCGGTGTCGCCGGTACGCATCAGCCATTCGGAAATGGCTGTTTCGAGATCGCCGAGATTACCGATACGTGCCATCACCCACCGGGCCTAGCGTCCCTGGAGCGGTACGCAGATAAAAATTGTCGGGGTCATTCAGCTTGCGCGCGAGGCGAGCTTGGTCGAGATCGTCGGCGAGAACGTCGAACCCCTCGTTCATCCATGCCATTTGAACAACGGTAGGGATGGATGCGACGCGCTTCATGTCCTTGTCGGCGAACCAGCCGCCGTCGCTGTGGTTGCGAAGCTCTTTCGCGTAATCCAGCACGGGCTGAACTTCTTGCTGCGAGCGGAAAACTACTTTTCCGCTAGCGTCAAAAAGCACGTCCGTCTGGACGCCGTTAGGCGAACGAGAAAGGGGGCGCCAGTCGGACATTACGAGCCAACAAATTTGACTGAGGGGAGGTTCTTGTAGATCGCGGCGTCTTTGGCGTTGAAGTCGACTACATCGCCTTTGAAGGCGCGCTGGTAGCCGTCATCGAACCACACAACATCGGCAACGATCTCGACAGGGACTTTGCCCTTGTAGGCATCACGAGACGGGTCTACGCAATAAAATTCTTGAGCCACGGATAACTCCTGCGTTGGGAAAAGAGAGGCGCGGCCCGATTAAGAGCCGCGCCTGTAGGCGATTACGTCAGGTCGGCAACAATGCCGTGAGCCGCTTCGTTGAGCACTTCGAGCGTGAACTCGACGAGCAACTGACGGTTATCGGCGTCGCCGGTCTTCGCCAGCGGCCAATTCTTCATGGGCCGGTAGTTGGCGATTTTGACGAACTTCGGCGAGAGCAACAGCGCCGACTTGTTGCGCTGGAAGATGTTCGGCACAACGGCAAGCTGGCCGAAGTCGGACACGTACACGTCCGCTGCGCCGATGATGGCGCCCATCTCTGCCTTGTTGAGCTGGAAGCGGTTAACCGCAATACCAGCGAAGGCAGAGAAGTTCTGCTTTTGGTTGGTGCCGAGCGACAGAATGGTGGGCTTTCCGCCGGCGTTATAGACGGCCGCGATTACGACCTTCAGCAACGTTTCGGTGAACGCACGCGCGGTTCCGTCTACCGGAGGGGCAACCTGCCCGGCGGAGAACCCGCCGGAAGCGCCACCGCCACCGCCACGAGAAACGTTCGTGGTAAGCCAGCTCTCGAAGCTCCCCATCAAGCCAGGGACCGTGCCGTTGTCGGTCTGCGAGCCCTGGTTGTTGGTGATGGTCACTTCCATCTGGCGCTTCAGTTCCAGACCTTTCAGGAGCACTTGGTACTCCATCTCGTTCGCACGACCGGCGGTATTGGCCGCCTGCAAACCACCGGCGACGGCGGCTTTGCGGGTCATGATCTGAGTGCGGTTACCTACGCGCGTGGTCGGCGTGGTGGACGCGGCCGGTGCGTCTGCACCTTCGAGTGCGGCGTCGGCAGCGGCGCCACCAGCAAGGGCCTGCACCGCGTTGGTCGCGGCGAGCTTCTGGATTTGCCATTCGTGGTATTTCGCGCTGGCCTTCGACTTGCCGATTGCGGAATAGAAGGGGGTGTCGGTGCGGTCGATGCGAGAAATCACATCTTCCAAGTCCTCGCGGATACCAACGGCGTCCTTGTAGAGGAAAGTTCCTGCGACAGTCATTTTGATGCACTCCTAAACGTGGGTTGGGGGTCAGCCCATAAGCAGGCCGCGGGCGTCTTCGATGTCGCCGGAACGGTCGAGCTTGGTGAGCTGTGATTGGCGGCTTGCCGCTTTCGCATCACCGCGGGGGCTCGTGCTTGACGTGCCCGGTTTGACAGTGGTGCGAGGCGGGTCTCTTGTGAGCGCCTTGGCTTTCGCCGCTTGCGCCCGGTCGTAGAGCATCGCCTTTTGGGCGAGCTTGTAGACGTAGGGATCAATGGTCGTCCGAGCCGCCTGCTCGGGCACTCCCATTTCTTTAATCGCGTAGTCTTGCAGCTCCGTCATTTCCTTCACGGCAACAGTCTTGTCTTGCCAAGTCGGAAAGGCGGTGATGAGCGCATCGCGCGCTTGCTTCATCGTTTCTTGCTGCGCTTCATTGGCCTTCTGCGTCAGCACTTGCTGCGCTTCTGCCTGAGCTGCCCGAGCTGCGTTGAACTCCATCAGCCGGGCTTGGAAGAGTGAAAACCTTGCGGGGTCCCGCTCGGCGAGTGCCGTCACGTCGGCTTCTGATTTGATCTCGGGGAATTGTTTCGCCAGCGATTTCACTTCGTTGCTGACGTATTCCGATACCTTGTCGGCTATCCCTTTGAGCTTGTTGACTTCAGCTTCCACCGTCTTCCGTTGTTCGGCTTGGCTGTTCTGAAGATTGCGAAGCTCGGTCGTCCGATCCTGTTCGCGACGCGCAATTGCTTCCTGCGCGGCACGAGGCAAGGATTTGAAAACGTCCTTCTCTTCGGTCTTCCAAGACGACGGGGGTTCGATGGGAGGGAGTGCATCACTACTCGCCTGTTCTACATCCTCGTCGTTCACGTCCCCCTGGTCGGCAGGGGTATCTTTTTTGGCCGCTTCTTTGGCCGCTTTTTCGTCTGGCGAAAGCCCATCATCTACTGGGGTTTCGGCATCCGACTGCGCTTCTTTGGCTGGTTCTTTGGCTGGTTCGGTTGATGCGGCGGCGGGATCGTCCACCGGGTCTTTCACCGCCCCTTCGCTGGGGGCCGCACGCATCAGTTCGATTGCGCTCTCCATAGAGAGCGAAGTGTCTTCAGACATTGTTCCTCGTGGGGTTTGGTTTAAGCGCGCCGAAACTGGTTCAGCGCAATTGGCGCTGAGGGCTCGGGTTCTCCGGTGGTACGGATTGCGTCGAGTTCTTTCTGCGCAATCTTCCCGTTGTTCACGTAGGTGCGAAGCTGCCCCTCGATCTTCGAGAGAATGGTCATCGCGACCCAAATCTTTTCCCGCCCGTCGGTGTCGCGCGGATCGGAGTTTTCCCAGGCTTTGCTGTATGCTTTGCGAAGCTCTTCAAAAGCCGCGCCGGTGTGCTTCAGTTCCAGTTCGGTAGCCGAGCCGCGGTTCTGCTGGGATACGAACTTGTTCTGTTGGTCTTCGGTCATTCTGGAAGCTCGCGCATTTTAACCGCGTGTATTCGCGTGATGCGCCCAGTTTTGCGCTCCTGGTCCAGCAAGAGCGCGTACCCAAAAAGCCGAAAGCATTCGCTTGCGATTAGGAAGGGAACCCATACGTAGCGCGGGGGGAGAGGCACATACCACTTATCGACGCCACTAAATTCCATCATACGTTACCCACGCCCTTTTCGGCGCTGAGTTTGGCCTGCTGCGCGTTGAGCTTCATGGCTTCGTTTGCCTTGAACGCTTCAATCTTCATGTCAAACGCAGCCTTCATCTGCTCCATGCGAGCGTCGTGCTCGAACTCCATCAGTTCGAGTTTTTGCTTGTGCGCGAACTCGTCCTGCATGGCTTGGTGCTTCGCGGCGGCCTTGGACTGTTCGAGCTGCTGCGTGATGGCGAGCTTCTGTTGGCCCTGCTGCTGGTCGGCTTGCATCTCTTGCTGCGCAAGCTGCTGGCTGTGCGCCTGCTCTGCCTGCGTCGCTTGGGCCTTGGCTTGCGCCTCGACCATCGCGGGGTTCGGCGGGGGCGGCGCATTCGGGTTCGGAGGCGCGGGCTTCATAAAGAAGGGGTCGACAGACGGCACACCGGCGAGACGAATGATGCGGTCCATCGTGTTGTAGATATTCTGGTAGGCGACGAGCGGGCCATTCGGGTTGCCCTGCTGCATAAGGACTTCCTTCTGCACGCCGAGCATCTGCATGAAGAAGCCGATTAGCTGTTGCTTGCCGGCGCCAGAGATCGGGAACGTCACTTTGAGGTGGCGGCGCTTCTTCCACTCGCGGGGGTTTATGGTCTCCCACTTGCCGTTAAGCTGAACGACGTTCTTTTCTTCGCCGAACTCTTGCAGCATCTCATGGACGCCGCGAAACATATCCACGATCAAGGTCTCGGCGATTACTCGCGTCATCAGCTTGATACGCATCTCGGCCGCATCCATGATGCGCGTAATGCCGGTGGCGGTGTGGTTAAGGCTATCGCCATCGAGGCCCTGGTTATACCGAGATACGCCGGTGCGGTTCTCCCGAACTTCGTTCATGTGCTCGATCAGCGGGAGCGTCCAATGCCCGATGGGCTGGGTCTCTAGCTGGTTCAAACCGCCGGGCATCTTCGTGCGTACAATGCCGCCGACGCGGTTATTTAGAAGGTCGTCGATCGTGTTTTCGGTCGCGTGGGTCTCGGCGACTTCGGTGCGTTGGTTGTTCGCGAAATAGGCGTTGTTCAGTGTCGCGCGAAGGAGCGCCGTCTTGATCTGTTGTACGTCGAGCACCAGGTCAGCCAGCGCACGACCGAAGATACGGTGCGGCATTATGATCGGCGTGCCGGTCGCCATCGGCCAGCTTGTGACTTCCTCGATGCCGAGGATTTCGTAGTTGCTGACTGTGGTAATTTTGTACCGGCGTGGAATTTCGTCTTTCTCTAGGGGGAGCCGGATGTAGTGCTCGACCACTTCGATAAGACGCATCTCCTTGTTGATGTCGTCCGTGCTTTGAAGATTGTCTTGGTTGTCCTGAACAGTCTGCCGTGCGTTGGCTTCGCTGTTGTCGCTCATTACAATCGCGGACGGGGCTTTCATAATGATCTCTTTCTTTTTGGGAAAGAGTTCGATCACGTCAGCTTGCGGCTTGCGGCTGGTATGCGCCCAATATGGGAGCTTCTGCGTCTCCCGAGAGTTCTTGGAAATCAGAACTTCTTCGGGGGGCATCGCGTAAACGCGCGGCACCTTTATCTTTTTGACGGTCTCCGCAACGCAGTTATAGAATTTGGCGGGCTGGCCGGTCAGAGGGTCGGTGTCGGTGTACTCTTGCACGTCGCGAAGGGTGACTTCTTCGTCTGCCGTCATCAGCGCGTAGCTGTCGGCGGGCAGACCTTCGTAAGTCTCGTGCTGGCGGTCCTCTTCGTGCTCCATCGCCCACTTGGCGAAACCATTCTTCTGGAGCAGGCTATCTTTGATGATCGAGTAGAGGATCAGGAACCCGTTGTTCTCTTCGTAGATCACATGGTTGACGTAGTCGGTCTCTTGGCGCGCGGCAGCTTCGTCGCCCGGCCCCATCGGCTTGAACTCGCAAAGGTTCTCGCCGGATGTGAGTGCGTCTAGGATGATAGGCAGAACGCCTTCGACAACGTCTTGGACTGACGTGTCAGTGGCGGAACTCTCGCCGTCGTTCGCGGGCATGTCCCGCATTTCACCGTTGTAATATTCGTAATTCTTTATGCGCTGTTCGGATAGGTCGCTGGACTGCACGCAGCCGAGAGCATTCACGCGCTCCGCTTCGAGGATTTGTTTTAGGCGTTCGTCGCCAAGGTCGTTAACAATGGTCCTCATGCGAGGGCGAACTTCCTGTACTTCAGAGGGCGGTTGAACCCGGTAGCGGGTCGGCGACCATCAGCGACGCAGCCGTAGCGAAATGCGTCCGCCGCGTGGCTCGTCCAATCGTGAAGGGGGTAGTCTTTGAACATTTTCAGTTTGTCGTCATAGGCGCGGCGGTATTGGCTGAGGGCCTTCACGCCGGCTGCACACTTGACGTTGTCGAACCAGAAGAGCGGTAGGATCATGCGGACGGATTGAATGCCGTCATCGGGCTTGATCTTGGGCGCGACCTCCATTTTGAGGCCGAGCGCAGCCAACATCTCTAGCCGAGTTTTGCCAGTCCCGAGTTCACGGTTCGTAAGGTCGAACGGCCCCACATGACGGGAATAGGCGTAAGGCTTATTAATGATAGCGCGAGCGTAATACTCAAGACCTTGACCAGACGCTTCGAGATAATCAACAGCGTGCCATTCGTTGTTAACTCGCTGAATAAACCAGATTGCGGTGCTGTCTCCGATGCCCAAATCCCACCACGTTTCGACGGGGACAGCCGGGTTGTACGGGACATTGGTAAGCCGCTTTTCTTTCTCGATTGCTTCAAACAAATCGCCGTAGTAGGCGCCGCGCATGGCGGCCTCGAAGGAGCAGTAATACTCCTGTCGGATCATGTCCTCGTCCATACCCGTCTCGCGCTCTTCCTGAATTTGGTCAGGAGTTACGACGCCGGTCTGGTCGACACCGAGGATTTGAGCGAACCAACTGCCGTCTTTTTCTTGCTGCCGTTTAGCCATCTGATAAAGGTCGTACAGATGGTTCTTACCGCGGGGTGTTGACGGAAATATTTCCCAGCCGCCATTTTCCCGTAGGATGGGGCGTAAGAAATCGCGAGCAGCAGGGTTTGCAATTGCGTACTCTGAATAGACGACACCGACAGGGTTGGTGCCGACGAGGCTGTTGTAGTTGTCGCTGCCGACTAGCTGCCAGATTGAGCCGCACTTCAGCTCGATAGTCATGGTCTGCTTGTCGACGGCCTTGCGCAGCTCTTCGGGCCACACTTGGTCTATGATGCGCCGGCCTTCGCGGTCGATACCGTTCCACACGGCCTTACGCGCTTGCTCGGCCTCTGGCAGCATGTGCCAGTACACGCCTTTGCGCTGGTGCGCTGCGACCGCCGTGAAGTTCAGGGCGACGCTGTCTTTGCCGGAGCGCCGATGCCATACCGGAACGGCATGTCTGCCGCCGCGTTCGAGATAGTCCCAGAGGGGACGCTGGTATGGTCGGGGCCTCCACTTATTCGGGAGGAGTAAGGGCATTCAGACTTTCGGTCTTGGCACTATGATCTGGGTGCTAACATGTTGCATGAGCCAGCGGCGATACCGGGGGAACCTCAAAGCCACACCGCCCCGATCACGAGGCCGGAGACGAACGCAATCGGGAGGAACACCCACTGGTGCAGGCTAACCCACATCTCAGCGGACTTCGCGTCGGTGCGGGCTTTGTTCAGTTCGGCTTCGAGGCTCTTGATTGCGCTGGAGACGGTCATTGGTGCTCCTGGTCGTTGAAGCGAAGGATGGCGATGCTTAGCCCGCCCTCTTTGCTCATCTCTATGTCTGTGGCTGGATTACCGAAGCCCCACTTCAGAAGATCGTTCGCTGCTTTGCTGGCGACTTCGGGGTCTTCGCTGTCCAAGTTCTTCGAGAGCACTTCGATCGCCCGTTCGGCGAAGTCCGCTGCTCGTTTCCGCATGGCGCGCTTAAGGGCGGTGCGGGTAATCTCTAATTCGTCCTGCTTGATCGGCGGCAGGACTTCTTGAAGGGGCGCGGGGGCAGGTAGAGCGGGTCTGCTGTTGTGGTGCTCTACTTGCCCGCGCATTGCTTCTTCGGCGGCTAGTCTGCGGCGCTCTGCTTCTTTGCGGGCGCGCTTCTTGGGGCTACCTGCCATTACGCGGCGGGCACGACCGGGTCTACGTGCGGGTCTGACGGAACGCTAGACGCGGCTTCCAGTGCCGTCGCCATAGCAACGAGCTGGTCGGCAACGCCCTGTAGGTCTGCTGGGTCATCGAGAGGGTGCGACGGCTTGTTGGCGATGATCTCGTCTGCCAGGGCCTTCAGCGAAGCGACTGCGTCATTGACGGCGTGGGCCATTGCGGCCATGCCGATCTTGATGTGGTCGAGTTCAACGGTCATCAGGGCAACCCTTTGTTCGAGGCCATAGACGATATACGCAAGTGCGCAATTGAGAGACGCCGGTTGGCGGCACCGCTTCGGCCGCTCCCACCAGGTCAATGGGTTGTCGTTTCGACACCAGCGGCCTTTTCAGCGCGCCTCTGTTCAACGTAGGCCCAAAACTTCCCTAGGGTCTGCGACTGCTGCGGGAACCAACTATCTGGGCCGTATTCCTGAAGATGGGCAATTCCGTGGGCGTGCATCTCGCTGGCGTTCTCGATCGTGCTGAACGCCCCAGTAGCGAGGCCCTGTAGGGCGACACCGTAGGGCACCCGCATAATCTCACCGGTGACGGCGGTCTTCCCGCCTGCGGAGATCGGGCACGCACACATGGCGTTAACCCAGAGGGTCGGCACCATGAGGTTCATTTCAGGCGCTCGTCTATGTCGAGGACCGCGAACACGGCGAAGCCGGCTAAGAGCAGGAAGAACGATAAGGGGATCACCAGTGCCGCTCCCACAGCCAATCGACTATCTTGATCCCGATGAACCAACCGATGAAGGAACCAACGGCAAACGCGAGCCAGTCTACGAATACGGTCATAATTCAAATACCCGCTCGGCTTCCTTGCGGGCATAGAGCTTACGTCTGTTGATCTCGATACGAGTGCGTTCGACTTCTTGGCTGTATTCTGCGGCTAGTTTCTTGCTGCGTTCGAAGGTGTATTGCTGTTCGTAGTACTCCAAGCGCCCGTCGAGCTGCTTGGCGTCCATTTTGGTCAGGTCAGATTGGGTGACTGCGTCGGGTAGGAATTTGCCGCCCTTCAGGGCGTTGTTCACTTCAGCGTCGAATGTGGGTACGTCGGCGTGTTGCTGCTTCATCTAAGGACAACATAACATATTCAGTGGGTGTGTCAACACCTAGTTTATTCGGCAGCGTTTGCGCCCAATTCGAACTGCCGCAGCTCGCCGTCTTCCGCTAGGCGTTCCCAGCCCCACAGCTTCAACCCTTCCCGGCGAAGCGCCCTACGGCCGGCGAGGGCCATCGGGAGGGTAAAGCCGCACGCAGGGCGGTGGAACCCTGTTGGGGTGGCTACCCCGTCTTTCACTGTGCAAGTCATTGATACTAGGTACGGCTTAGGTGCGTGGGTGGCTTCGGGGCCGATCCGCACAATTATCGTGCCGCGGCAGACGCAGGGCCATTCGACGAATGCGTGCATGGGTAACCCCCTTGTGGGTGTTAACCATAGTATAGCACACACGCACCCACCGAGGCAAGATTTTTCGGCGGGCGGGGGTACGGTTAAGTCGGCGGAATTGGGTCCCCCTATTCACGGGGGTAGGGTGGCTCCAGCCCACGGCCATTTGCGGTCCGCGACGCGGCTGGTCCTAATCCCGGCCGTCTTTCCAGCCTGTCACGCGGATTTTCTCACGCGGCAATGTGGGGCGCCTAGTGGCCTCTACCCCCGACAACCTCTGTATTCCTTTACCGCTTCCACCAGGGCAGCGCCGCGCGAGCCTCGTACTTCGCCCAGCAGGCGTCTATGGCAGCCCAACGAGCGCGGTCTAGCTCTTCCCACGCTGCTATGTGGAGCGGGCGCCCTACGTAGGCCATACGGCATTTGACGCTGGGGAGCCGGTAGCTGTCTGCGTTGGGCTTGGTGTCTTCGGTCATGCGGTCCCCCT